ATTAACATTCGAAGATATACGAATACAAATGAATATGACGATGTTATTAATATAAGTGATTATGATTCGGAAGATGACTTACTCATTCATTCAAATACCTAGAAAATTTAATATATTTTCACATGTTTTTAATGGTATTTTATTATCACTCTTATCTAATTTAAGATTTGATATATAATCACATCTTTCTTCTTTTGATGATAATTCTTTAAGGTGACTTATTAAGTTATTCATATTTTCATGATATTTTGTTATTCGTGTTGATATTTTTGTTGATACATTTGGAATACAATTTAACATCATTCGAAATGCTATTTCAGGTGTTATATTACTTCCTTTTGTAATTTTTGCAGTTTCTACTAAATTATCACTATAAGTCTCTTTCTTTTCTTCTATAAATTCAATCCCTTTTTTTTGTAATTTTGTAAATAGTGATAATAATATTTCTATAGTTTCATTTGTATTAATTGTATGAAATACTTGTATTTGATCTCGCAATATAGTATTAAATATTGCTGATATTATAGTATCTTTTGATACATTATTAAATTTATATGATGTATTATTTTGTGTTAAATCACCTTCAATTAAATACATAATTTTTGATTTTGGATATGTAGATAATAAACGACCTTTTTGTTCTCTATGTCTTCCATCCTTTATTGATGATGCATAATCTACAATAGTTTTCCTTTCTATTATTAATACTGGTTCATTATTATAAGTATATAAATAATCACCTATAGGTAGATTGGATATATTAATATTTGAATTATTATTTATGTATGGTTTAATTTTATTATATATATCATTTGATATATGTTCTCTAGTATCTATAATAAGTTCTAACATTTTTTATAATAAATAATAATTTAATTTTATATTTTAAATGAAATCTATATTTTTTGTATTTCCACATCAACTATTTAAAAATGTTGAATTATTGCGACAATATGATAAAGTTTATTTAATTGAAGAACCTATATTTTTTTATAGTAAAAAATATAGACCTTTAAATTTTCATAAATTAAAATTATTATTACATCGAGCATCTATGAAATATTATTATGATTATTTAAAAGATAAAAATATTAACGTCTCATATATAGATTATATCGATAAAAATGATTTCTCATTTATTCCTAAAACTGTTTCTTCTGTATCGTATTATGATGTAGTTGATCATTCATTACAAGAAAAAATAGATAAGGCTATGAGTAAAAAAGGTATAGATATAGATAAAATATATGATAGTCCTAATTTTATATGCAAGTTTATTAATTTAGAATATATAAGAAATAATATTTTTAAAAATAAGAAACATTTATCACATGTATCTTTTTATACATATATGCGAAAAATATTTGATATTCTATTGAATAATCGAGGTAATTATGAAGGTAATAAATTATCTTTTGATGAAGAAAATAGATTATCCCTTCCTAAAAATCAAGAAGATAATATACCAGATATTAATAATCGTAAAGGTAAATATATAGATGATGCTATAAAATGGGTTAATAATCATTTTGGTGATAATTATGGTAATATGGATAATATATCACATATGGCATTTACACATAGCGGAGCAGAAAATATGTTAGATGATTTTATAAATGATAGATTGAAACATTTTGGAGATTATCAAGATGCTATATCATTATCATCACCGTTTTTATATCATAGTCTATTATCACATGTTATTAATATAGGTTTATTAGATCCGTTAGAATGTATTAATCGTGTTATAGATGAATGGAAGAATAATAAAAAAGTAGGGTTAAATAATGTTGAAGGATTTGTTAGACAAATATTAGGATGGCGTGAATATACTAGATATTTATATGTATATCATTATGATGATATGATTAAAAAGAATTATATGAAGTCTCATAATAGATTAAGTAATAAATGGTATGATGGAACTACAGGTTGGGTTCCAGTTGATAATACAATTAAAGCTGCATTTAAATACGGTTATTTACACCATATACAACGATTAATGATTATGGGAAATATAATGAATTTAATGAAGTTTGAGCCGTATGAAGTTTATAAATGGTTTATGGAATTTGCTATAGATAGTTATGATTGGGTTATGATTAGTAACGTATATTCGATGGCTTTATTTGCGGATGGAGGTTTAACAACAACAAAACCATATATATCTAGTTCTGCATATTTATTAAAAATGTCAGGAGGACGATTTAAGAGGGATGGTATATGGGATGAAGATATGAATGTATTATTTTATAATTATATTGCGACTGCACCTAAAATAGAAGGTATTAATTATTTTGAGTATAATGGACGTGTTAAACAGTTATATCTATTATGGAATAAGAAGGATGATGATGAGAAGAAGTATATTAGAAAGAGGGCAAAAGAAATTATAAAAAGTCTTACTATATAATAAAAGTATGATATTAAGAAAAAGGAAAAGATTTATATATGGTGGAGCAGATGAAGAACGGATAGATATTACACAAAAAGATATTAATAAATTAATTAATATATTAAAAAGTGATAATGATACGGTATATCATTTTAATATAAACGATTTTATATATGACAAAACTATTTTTAAAAAATTAAAAGATTTAATTGATAAGACGAGTGATATTGATACTAAAATAGATACTAAAATAGATACTAAAATAGATACTCGTGTAACTAGTAGTGTAGAAAGCAAATTTATAGAATATTTGAGTAGAATAGAAAATCATAGTAATGAACTTATAGATAAAGAAAAAGAACTTGATAAAAAAATAGAAGATTTATATAAAAGTATAGAATATGCAGCAGAACAATTATATAATACAAAAAATAGTGAAATAGCCGATAATCTAAAAAAACTAGAGGAAGAATATACTAAAGTAAATAAAGAAAAAATAGGAATACAAGAAAAAATAGATAGTATAAGTAAATTAGAAAGTGACCTAATACAAAAATTAACTAACGAAAATAATGAATATAAAAAAAAACTTGATAATGAGTATCATGAAATACAAAAAAAATTAACTGAGATTGTACCAATATATAATAATATTAATGCAAAATATACTGAATTATTACAAAATAAATTAGAGGACAAAGCAGAATTAGGTGAATATAAAAAACGATTAGATGAATATAATGAAGAAAAAGATAAAATGACATTGCAATTAAATAGTCTTAAAGAACAAATGAAACAAACAGATGATCGTATGACTGGTATTGATAATACTATAGGAATAAGAATAGATAATTTAACAAAAACTTTCGATATACAATTGAAGAATTTATCAGAACAAAATACAAATCAAATATATAATGCTTTCTTATATATAGAAAACAATATAGGAACTTATATAAACAGTTTAAATGATAGAATATATAATATTGAATATAATAATACTATATTTCAATACAATATTGAAGTAAATAATCAAGGTTTAATACAATTAAAAGAAGAATTAAAGCAAGTAAAGGAAAATGATAAAATACAAGAATTAACATATCAAATAGATTTATTAAATAAAAATAATAAAAGTATAACTGATACTATAAGTAGTAATAAACAAGAGATAGAAGAACTAAATACTAAACTAAATAAACAAGGAGAATTATTAAAAGAAACATATAATAAATTAGATAAATTTATACAAGAAACAAAGAAAGATATAGCTAGATTGGATAATAGTTACAATAAAATTAATGAAGAAATACAAGATTTACAAATACAAATGAACGAAATAAATTCAAATATAACAGATATTAGTCAAAATATTTCAGACAAATTATCATCATATATGGCTTTATATCAAAATCTATTTAATTTATATAATAAACAACTAGAAAGTATAAATTTACAAAATGATAAAATAGAAAGTATGAGTACTCGTATAGATGATTTCAAAAATATAGAAGACAGAATTAATATACAAACTCAACAAACCCTTGATAATAAGTTTAATTCAATTCAAGATTTAATTAAAGTATATGATGACTTATTAAAAAATAATCAAAATAATACTACGGATATTGAAGAAATACGTTTGTTCATTAAGGAAAATAATGATGATTTAATGAAAAAATATGAATTGTTAAATGGCAAATATAGTACACAACAAAATATAATAGATAAAATGCAACAAAATATTAGTAGTGATGTAAAAGTAGCGAATGATAAAATATTAGATTATGAAAAAAAATTAAAAAAATTAGAAGAAGATAATAAAGAAATTTTAACTATTCTTAATGATAAAGAGAAATACTCAAAATTGGAAGGTGATATTGAAAGTATAAGAAATGATTATATAATTTTAAGTACAAATATTTCAAAAATAAAAGATGACATATTTAATAGTATAAAAGAACAATTAGATAATAATACTGGATCAATACAAAATGTAGTTAATAGTTATATGAATTTAGATAATCAATTAAAAGTTCTACTAGAATCTATTAGATTTGCAAATGAAGATAATAACTTTTACAAAAATAAAATAGATGAATTAACGAGTGAAATTAATAATTTAAATAGTAAATTAGAAGAAAATATTGCTAATGTGAATAAGTCTATAGATGATAGATTAAAAGAAAATAATTCATTATTAACTGAACAGAAAAAACAATATGATATATTAATAGATGAAGTTAATAATGAAAGAGATGTATTAATAAAAAGTGTTAATGATAATAATACAGATATTATAAAAGAACAAATAGAATTATTAGATACAAAATATAATAAGATATATGAAGATATTAAAATGGATTATGAAAATCAGGTTAAATTAAATAATGATAGTGTAGAACAAATAGATGACTTAAAAGAATATATGAACGAAATTAGAGAATTTATAAATAAAGAATTGCAAGTAGCACAAAAAAATCGAGAAAAAACAAAAGAATTTATAGATGACCAATTACAACTTGCGAAAAAAAATAGAGAAGGTATATTAAGTAGATTGACTGATTTAGAAGAAAATAGTTCTAAAATTAATAAAATAGAAAATTCTAATAAAGAAAATATTAAAACGATGAATGAATTATTATTAAAAATGAAGCAACAAGAGTTATATGATGCAACAAAAATAATAGGAAATTATCAAAAATTATATAAACAATTAGAAGAAGGAACCAAAATTAATAGTATGGATATAAATAATATAATACAACTTAATCAAATCTCGATTGAAATACTGCATTACGAACATAAAATAAAAACCTTAAAATACGAAATAGATGAATTAGAAAAATTAATTAAAAATGAAAATAAAGGAGGTTCAAAAATAAGATTTAAAAGAAAATCTAAAAAGTCGAGTAAGAAATTAAAATAATGAAAGATAAAAGGTATGATATAACTTATGTATAAATATCATAGTTTTTAGAAAAAACACACAAAAAAAAGTGAAAACATAAAATTAACGGTATTATTAAAACCGTAAAGTTTATGTAATGGCACTAAATTCGCTGCGCTCATGATACGCGCGGATCACCCCATCAAAACACCCCATCTGCAAGAGGGGTGCATCGCCGTCATTCGCATCGCGAATATTATAACTATACAAGGTTTTACATAAGTTAATACATATATTCATAAAAAAATATGTAAAATTTTATGTATTCATTTTGTAATGCCTATTCATAAATTTTTACAAAATAATTTCAACTTTGTAAAAAATTATGTAAAACTGGCTTTTTAGAAAAAAGCCTTACCAAAAAGGGGGTTAAAGGGGGACAAAGTCCCCTTATTTTTAATGATTTTTTAAAAAATTCCAAATATACTATCCGTCTTTTTTCCCATCTTTTTCATATTCGGTCTATAATATTCATCTCTCTTATTAAATACATAATCATCATCTATTTTACTTGTTATTATATCACTAAACTTTCTATTATTAATAAATTCTATTATAAACCACATTGAAAACATACCACATTCAGAATTTTTAAATTGAAATCTTTTCGGATTAAAAAATTCCTTAAAATCTTTATTTATTATCTTTAATTTTCCTCCCTTATACATTTTAACCACATCTTTCGATATATTATTATGTAATACTACACTCTTATCATTTCGTATATCTTTTACTCTATATCTTTCATTATATCCACTACCTACAAAATTTATAATATCATCCTTTTCTATATGATTTGACTTTTTACTATTATTTAATAT